TCAATCATTTGTCTACTCGTCTTTTCGCTTGCATTTCCCCCTTGCATTCCCCCTGGCATCCCCCCTGGCATCCCCCCTGGCATCCCCCCTAGCATCCCACTCATTTTCCCCATCATAGCGCCTAAATCCGGCATTCCTTCTGGACCACTTTCATCCCCATCACTAGCCTCGGCCGCTAGCTTACTTAAAGTTCCCATCATTCCTTGAACTGTTCCAAGTAATTTCCCCATATCAAGTTCGCCAGACTGAATTCCATTGTTCATACTTCCTAGTAATTCGGGAATCATTGTCATACATGCCATCGGATCCCCCCCATTCTCAACAGAATCATTGATTTTATCAATAAATCCGTTTAGGTATGTTTCCTCGTTTGCATTTTCACCCTTGCTAATTGTTTCTTTTAAAATTTTTTTCGCCTCCGATGTTGGATCTACTAATGCATAAATCTTTAAAAGATATTTCCAAATCACTTGTTTTTCATTTACATCACTTCTTTGAAAAATATCCTTCATATTAATATAAACCTTTTCACTATATTTCATACAGTTATTAACTAAAAGTTCAGGATCTTTTTTAACTAGACTTTCTTTATTTTCAATACAAAAACTTTTGAATACATTATTATGCTTTTTAATTGCTTCTTCATGCATAACCGTTGTTTTTTCTAAAAGTCGTGCATATAATTGGAGGGATTTTTGTTTTCCACCAAATGAATCTTTTAATTCATTAACAAATGAAACAATAGTTTTAAAAGCGTTTAAATTTGGTGCATTTTCCATTTTTATATCTTTATTATTATTTTAAATAAAGAATTTAATAATTTATTTAAAATAAAAAAAATACCTCAATATGTCCTCTGGTTCGAGCATTTCCTTATATTCTTTTTGGGAACATAATTTTTGGAATTCTCGCTTTTCATCTTTTTTTGGAATCTTTGAAAGGTAATATCCTAATAATAAACCAAGAGTATTTCTTTTGTTTTTTTGTTCATCCTCACCAAGTTTTTTTTTTAAATCTTCAAATTCATCTGGTTTTAATATATTAAATTCTTTATTTCTCTCAGCTAATTCTTTATCGAATTTAAATTCTTCATCCCGAATATCTCCTACACCAGCCCCTCCTCCATAATTTTGCCAGTCCTTAAATGTTACACCAGGCGGGGGCCCTCCCCTCGGATTGATACCGCTGTCATCACCGCTGTCGTCACCGCTGTCGTCACCACTGTCATCACCGCTGTCGTCACCGCTGTCGTCACCTTCACTATAAAAATTTGGTTGTTCTTCATCAGAATCGGTATTTCCATAATCGGTTTCATATTCGTCGCTACTCATTTTTAAACAAATTTAAAATTATTTTTCAAAACTGAATTTTTATTCAATTTTAATCTAAAAAATAATCATGAGTGTAGAAATTTCTCAGGATTTAAGAGAAAAAGGGGTTCAGTGTTTAACCGAAATTTTAACTATCCAAAAGAATATTAAAATACTCGAAAAATGGGTATTCACAATGTCAAAGGGAAGCGAAATAACTTATAAAGATCTTATTTGCGAAACATGTGAGAAAATTGAATCTAAAAATTTCCCTCTTGGAAGGATTTTAGAAAATATGAAAACTGGAAAGTTTTCCTTTGAAAGTGAAAACTTTAAAGAAAATAAAGACGATCTTGAAGAAGAAAATAATTTTATCATGAATCCATTTGAAGTTGAAGAAGGAGTTCTTGAATGCATGAAATGCGGGAGTAAAAAAACTCTTTCTTATTCCAAACAAATGCGTGGAGGGGATGAAGGAACCACTGTTATGGCAACTTGTGTAAATTGTAGAAATTCATGGAAAGTAAGTAACTAGTCATTTAAGAAAATCCTACTTATTGGGATTAGAATAATGGCTAAAAACATAATTTGCGGTCCTTTAGGAATAAAACGTGTTTTAACCTTTGACGGTCTTAAACTATTAAAAACTTCAATAATAATTGAGATTATTATTAAGCATAAAATAAAAATTGTAAGTATTTTATTATGTTTCATGAGGTAGTTTCTTTAATATAAATTCAAAAAAAATAATTATAAATATAATAAAATATTTCCATCGGAATTTTATATTTAACAAAATGACACCCTTCATCGTAAAGAATTCCATGGAAAATATTTCTGATTTTCCAATTTGAAAGAATGCATTCATGTAACAAATTTTTATTTAAGTAAAGTAATCTATCAGTCTCATTTTTTTCTAAAATTCTTTGAAAAGCTTTTACATCAATCTGTAATAATGGAACAAAATCTAATTTTTGCCGCATTTCATTAAATGTTAAATATTTTAAAGCCAAACACGAACCAATATTTACTGGAACTTTCCAATAATTTAAATCCTTTGAATAAACCAAAAAAGCGCTTGATGAAACACAGACATATGGGAAAACCGTTTCGTCCTCTTCCTTTGTATTTACTAAAATTTTTGAAAAGTTTAGTAAATCATACTCTAACCTTGGAATTCTTTCTGTTAAAATTTTATCATAACATCCCTCGCAGGAATAAAAACTTTGCCCTAAAAAACTTATTATGTAATTTTCAGCCTTTTCATTACATATTTCACATTGGAAAATTTTTTCATTTAATAGTTGTAGAGTAATCGTCATTTAAATTTATGTAAATATGTTAATTGTGTTTATAAATTTATATTTATATATATAAATATACATTACTTCAAAATCATGAAACGTAAACATTCCAAAGTTAATATATCTGAAATAATTATTTACTCTCTTTGTTTTATCTTTTTGATTGGAATTATTACATGGGTAGTTATATCAAACATTAATGATAGATACGCAAATGCGTATGAGGATAATTTTATTCTTACCGGGCCTGGAAGTATCGTTGAAGATCTTAAAAAATTACATCCAAAAGTCGAAAGTATGAACTGGAAAGGCCACACCATCAAATCTTTTACTATTAATAAAAAAGAGACATTCATATGTTTAAAAGATAAAAAAGGTGAATACTACCCAAGAAATCATTTGATGTATGTGGCTATCCACGAGTTAGCTCACGCAATTTGTCCTAGTATAGGTCATACCCAAGAATGGTCACAGATCTTTGAAGATTTATTGATACAGGCTGAGAAATTTGGGATTTATGATCCCAAAATTCCCCAACCGGATTATTCTGATTGCATGGGTCATTAAGATTTTCAAATTTCACGATCTTTTAATTTTCGAACCGAATACAGAGAGGATGTATAACCAGGAATTTCAAAATTAAACTTCTAGGCATTTGTCCTTTTGTCCCAATCCGCCTAAGGATGCCAAGTTTCTATCAACTTTTTATCGACTTCCTGCTTTTACTTTTCCGACTTTTTTCCTCGGCTTCATGTTTTTGGTAGAACAATATTCCACTACTATGCCTAATTCTTTTTCTGAATATTTCTTGGAATCAAGTTTTAGATCATCCGATGTAATTAACTCCATATAAATTTTAAACTTTATTTTAAATTTATATCATTTTATAAATAAATGCAAACAAACCCGCAAAACGGTATGTCCTCTCCAACAAGTTCAATCGAACCTTCCTTCAAATTTAATAGTCCAAAAATGTTTATAAGAAGATCAGTTAGGAAGTCAAAGAGGAAGTCAGTTAGGAAGTCAAAGAGGAAGTCAGTTAGGAAGTCAAAGAGGAAGTCAGTTAGGAAGTCAAAGAGGAAGTCAAAGAGGAAGTCAAAGAGGAAGTCAAAGATGAAGTCAAAGAGGAAGCTGGCAATGAATTCAAGAATAACAATCTCAACTGTTTTTAAAATAAAACAAAAAATTCCGCATATTAAGATCAAAGATATGGAAAATGTTGGGGAAGATATTGCTTTTCAAAAGGCGGTGAGGTACGCACTTAATTCTTACAAAGCAGTTTATAACTTGCGTTCCAATTTTAAATTTTCTGTAACAGCATTAATTGAATCATTTAAAAGATTAATTGACGGATTGGAAGAAAGAATTTCACTTGGGGAATCAGATTTGGTAGTTAATAGAAACCAAAACTATAATTCTTTGAAATGGGTAAAAGATAATATATACGGTCCCCTAATTAGGGGACAACATCAACCAAATCGGCTTTTGACCAGAATTCTCAAAAAATTAGAAAGTGAGGAGTACATTGGACTGGTAGAGAATTGATTAAAATAAAGAGAACATAAATTTAAATACGTATTTAAATTTAATAAAGGTAAGAAAAAATGTCAAAAACATCTGTCTATATTGCATCTTTTGACATTGGGAAAAAAAATTTCGCGTTTGTAATTCAAGAATTAGATAAAAAATTTTTAAGTGCACTTGGAAATATTCCAAAAATCGAACGTTATAATAAAGATGGGACGTGCACGCCAAAATTCAAAAAAATACTCGATATTGTTCATAATCATGGGAAAATTGTTCTTATTCGAAATCTTGATTTAACCAAGAATTGTAATAAAAAGGCTTATCTAGACCCAAAAGTTTTTGTTAATATGATTGATGTATTGGATGAATATAAAGCATATTGGGAATGTGTTGAGGTTTTTCTTATTGAACAACAAATGAATTTTGGAAAGAAAAAGCGAAATCCAATGGCTCAGAAACTAGGACAACATTGTTATAGTTATTTTGTTTTTAACTATCGAGATTTTAAAAAAATTATAGATTTCCCTTCTTATCATAAAACTCAAATTTTAGGAGCCCCAAAAAAATTTGGGTTAATAACTAAAGAGTATAAAAACGGGAAAAAAAGAGATATAAAGGATAATCGAAAAAAATGGTCATGTCGAGTCGTTGGAGACATTCTTCAAAGACGGGGAGATTCCGAAAGTTTTGGAGTGTGGTCGGATACAAAAAAACAAGACGATATATCGGATTGTGTTTTGATGATTAATGCTTTTGCATATATGAAATATATTGATAAATGTCGATTTTAAATATAATAATTAATAACTCCATACAGACAGTTTTCGCAGAAACAACCAGATTCATTTGAAATATTTCCATTACATTTAATACTTTTGGTATACTCAGCGTCGATCCAAAAATCTGTAAAACACCTTAGATTTTTAATTTTATTTAGAATGTTTTCCGAATAGTAAATTTTATAAATTTTTGTAATTAACTCCTCGGGTAAATTATTAATCAACGACATGAATATTGAACTTTGTTATATAAATATTAATTTTTATTGTTTTAATTTATATAAAGTAAAATACTAAAAATATGGCATATAACCCATTTGTTTCGTGCGAAATATGTAATAATTTAGTTATTAAAGGTCGTAGCCATTGTATATCACATATCCACAAAGAATGGGTATGTTGTGATAAGGAAATCTGTAAAAACAAATTATTTGAGGCGTTGGGTAAAATAGAAATTCGTGAAAATTCCCATTTAGTTCTTTTTGCAAATGGGAATTATAACAGAAAGGATTACAATTTTTCCATTTTTAAAAAAAATAAAATGAAAGTAAAAGCAAGTATAATTCATCGTTATATAAAATTTAACGAAAATAATCCAAAAATTTATATTCAATTTGTTGAAGGTGGTTATTTTTTTGTTAAAAAAATATCATATTCAAAACTAGCCAAATTAAATTTTCATCTTCCCATAATTCAAATAAAGCCAATCGGCAATCCAACTTTGAGTATCATTCGCAAGAATAAAAAACTTTTTAATTTTTGTTTAATAACCAATCAATGTTTAAAATATTGTATTTTAAGCAATGTTACAAGAAAATCCCGGTGTAACGGAATGTTTAGTTTTATTCCAAGTGAAATTCTATATATAATAATTAAATTTTATATCGAATTAATTTAAACAGTTTTAACAATTTTAGCGTATTCGGACGACTTACTTTTTTTAGTAAAGATATTTCCCTTACCAAAAAATTTTAATATGAAATTTAATGCGACAACAGTAGCAGGATCCGTTGAAAATATTTTGGAAGAGGAATTTCGAATATCGATAAGATTAAAAGGCGTCAAGTGATCATTCATTAGATCAAAAATTTGGTTTGGGACTGTATGATTAGGTTTCTGACGGGTTTGTCCTCCTTTATTAAATATTCGGATTGCATTCTGTGTATCATCAAAAAATTCAAAGGGGGGGATTGAGTTACCGTCATAAAACCTTGGGTCCGTGGCAGAAATTTTACTTTGGATTAAAAATTCTGGATCCAGAATTTTATTTTCACGAGTTTCCTTGAAAATTTTAACTCCTTTGCTTGTTAACTCTTTATTTCCTTTACCAAACCATGTTAAATTTGACGGCCTTGTTCTTTCCAACCGGATAGAGGTTTGAATCTTATTTCCGAAAAATGGGATTTCTTCAATATGTACAAAATTATAATTATTCAATCCAGAAATGGGGGTAAATTTATCTCCTTTTACACATGCATATCGTTTCCCTAAATATATATATTTATCAGAATTTGGGAGTGATCCCGAGATTGAACCGTTAAATTCAGTATAAGGGTAAAAACAGGTTGCAAGCCCAAAATCATTAATAACAAATCTATATCCAAAATTTGGAATAAAAAAATCTTTATTTCCAATTTTATAGTGAATACATCCACCCTTTGGAATCTCGTATACTAAAATATTTTTTGACTTCAAGTCATTATTTGTTATTTGAAAGACGCTTTGTAAAAAATATAATCCCGCCATAATTTGAAATAAACAGGATGCCAATAAAGTAAAATCAAATTTAATTTTTCTATTGAACCATGAATATAAATCTTGTTTAGCAAGTTCAACTCCCATAATGGAACATGGGGAAGTGAATTTGTTATATTTTCTAGCTGAATCTCCTTTATTTCGTCTTAATAATTTACAATTTTCACAAGTTAAAAATTCGATTAAATATGGTAAATTAAAACCTTTTCCATCTTTGATTAGTTGGTTTATATAGACTTTCATAATTAAAATTTCAGTCCAATCTGAATGAATGGTATTTGGCCCATTTTCGAAAATTTGTTTTTTAATTTTGGATAACTTTAGGCCAAACATTGATGATTTTTTTGAACAAGTTTTATCCGTGCAAATTTTATAAACATTTCCAAATCCTCCAACTCCAAGTAATTGTTTTTTATGAATTTTTTTAGATTTTTTTTCCAGACACTGTTCACCATATTCCTTGGATTTTAAAGATTCTAGAGTTTTTTTTATTTTTGAAATAGAAGACATACGTGTTTCTTCTAAAAGTTGAGACATGTATATAGAACTCTGTTATATACATGATAAATATTTTTATTCCAAATTTATTTTGCATAATGATAAATTTTTAAATTTTTCCCCGTTTTCATACTTTTTAACACGAAGTTTATATTGAGTTTCTACAAATTTTTCTAATCCGTATGCAACTTTTAGAACTTGATCCAATGGATTGGAAGCAAGTTTTAGATAATAAAGGAAATCAAATCTTAACTCAGGAACTAAACTTGCAAACTCTTTTTGGTATTTTGGATCCTCGATTTTTATAAATTGCTTTGCTTTTAAACCCCCTTGCATTGTGATTACATATTCAAGTCGGGAACCCGGTTGAACAAAATCTCCTCTTTGCCTCATTCTTTCAGCTAATTGCATTTGCGCAGGAAGATTTCGTAATTTATATAATTCAAAATAATTATTTACAGTTCCTTTTTTAACATCTTTTAAAAGTTTCTTTATATCTTCGGGAGAAATTGGTATGTCCAAATCATTGAATCTTTTGATTATTTTCTTTTCATCCGCCGGTAAATCTCTAATTTTGTAATCTTCTACGTTTCCAACACTTTTTGTTATTATAAAATTTTTGGGATCACACCCACCTTGACATAAAAAATCGAACTCTTTCAGTAATGTATTTTTAATTTCAATTTCAGTTGATTTGTTAAAAACCATATAGACAATCTTTTCATACACATCGCGTAGCCACTTACTATTATCTCGACGGGCTAATAAAACACCTTTTTTCATTATTTTATCACTTAATACACCATCACGACCGCAGGATAACGCCATATACCGTTTTTTTGTTAGAATGAAAAATCTCCAATAAACAATTTCTTCAAATAATAATCGCATCGGACTCGGAAACAAATGAGCTACTTTGTCTTCAACCATTAAAGAATAATCCCAACATTCGGCAGCTGTTGTTAAATGTGGAAAATGAATATAACAAGAATCTGTATCTCCGTAAACTAATTGTCCGTTAAAATTTTTTTGGATGTATTCTCCGGCTTTTGTTATTGATTGACGCCCCTTCGCGGTTGTACACATCGCACCCGGTAAAAAAGGCAAATATCCTTTTTTAACTCCCATTGCTCCATACATACTATTGGCAGAAACTTTATACGCCAACTGACGTTTATCAAGAACTGTACATTTTTTGTCTAACACCTCCTTTTCTTCTTTCCCTAAATCTTCATTTTCACCCAATTCTTTCTTAATACTCTTGATTTCTTTTTTTGTCTGCGTTCTTGCTGCTAATAGATTTTTTAATAGCGTTGGCATAACCCCTAACCCACTAACTTCCTCTTTTAAAAATCGATATTTATTATGACAACATCTAATTGTTTTTGGCTTTACCGTTCTTACTGTCGTATCATGTTCACAACCGATATGATCATCCCATTCAATTATATTACAATGATGATCTGGGATTGTTTGTTTTGTTATTGAATCATCAACCAATTTAGAATAATCGATATTATGTGCGATCATTGTTGTTGGATATAAACTTGTAAAATCAAACGGGATTACTTTATCGTAGGCACCCGGAACTGGCTGAACCACGGTTGCCCCGGTGTATTCTTCCCCATCTTTTGGCGTATAACCATTACTTTCAACAACATAATTTGCTTTCAAACAATGCATATAAATTTGAGAATAAACTTTGATTTGCTGACCTTGAGTATATAATGAAAAAATTGGAACATAACAAATTTTTGCCATCTCCGTTAAACCAACCCACATTTGCATAATTTCAAAAATTTTTGCTACTAATACTGAATCTTGAATACAATATTTCCCAACAATCCCCAATGCTTTATTCCCAATCTCATCGCCTTTAATACCTAATCGATAACATTTAAAAATCCCCTTTGGGGTTAATGGATCTTTGGTTTCACCTAAGAAAAAATCTGACACAGTTTTGAGTTTATAATTATCAAACTTATAATCCCGTTGAACCATTGGTAAAAGATCAACAAAAACTCTTCCTTCCAATTTTAGAAACTTAAATTCCTGATTTTTATAGGCTGAACTTGACCATTTAATCGTTCCTTCTTTACAATGATAAAATTTTCTAAAACTTAATTGATCAAAGGTAAATAACACAAGATTTTGCTTCGCTCTTTCAATAAGATATTCAACATCAAAACCAAGGATATTGTAACCGATTAAAAGTTGGGGACCTTTTTCAATAATAAATTTTGTAAAATTCGTTATGATGTCAGCTTCAGTTTTACATGAAATAATTTTAATTGAGTTAATTTCATCTTCGGGGAATGTTGGATTTCCAATTGTTAGGAGGTATTTTTCATTCGTTGTTTCATACTCTCCTTGGGTAAAAAGAATCAAACTAATTTGAAAAATTTTATCTCCAGGTCTAAAAGATTTCGGCATCTGATTTACATTTGTAGAATTTACTTCAAGATCAAAAGATAATACTTTCGGCCTCGGAACAATATTTTCAAAATCTCCTTTTGTATACCTCGTAATACTATTACATCGAATTTCATATTCAAAATCACAAAAAGTTGATTTATCTTCACCAACAACTTCTTTCCCTTTAAAAAATAACCACCCAGTCGTTGTAAGATTTTTTTCAGCAATAAATTGTAAAATGGGATCAGCTTCTCTTTCATGAACCTTGACTTTTACATTTCCAATCCCTCCTACATTCAATGGTTTATACATTTTATTGCAAACTTTTTTGAGATCGCTAACACAAGAAAATTTACACATTAAAAAAGGATACTTTTTATGTTCATATCCATCTTTTTTTTCTTTTACATTGGCAAAATAAAGTTTGCTCATAAATTTCAAAGTTTTAGAAATTGGTTTAAAATTCCCACATTCACTATCAATTTTGGATGCCAGTTTATTTACTGTTGTTTCATCCCATTTAAATTTTAAAGAAGGTAATTCCAAATAAATGTAAGGTTGAAATCCCGAAATAATTACACAAACACTTTTTCCAGTTTTTGTCAATCCATATACTCGAATTATGGTAACATCTTCACTCATTGAATCATCATCAACATGCCAAGAATACGGGAAAAAAATATTAACCATTTTTAATAAAATTTATAATTTATTAAAAAATTTTTTCAATTTTATTGTAATAAATAAATGACTTTCCTTAACAAATTCTTTGATAAAATTTATGTAATCAATTTATTTGATAAATTAAAACGCTGGGAAAAAATGGAAAAACAGTTCAAAAATAGAAAAATTAAAGTTACTCGCTTTATAACTGCAGACGGAAGATGTAAAGATCAATCCCCAAAAGGATGTTCAGCTAAAATTAACTCCTTTGATATAATTTATGATAAAAATTTGGAATATCTTACAAAATCCTCGCGTCTATTTGAGAAATCTGCTGCTATCTCATTAAGTCTTAGCACACTCGCATTACTTCGAAATGCAATAAAACACAATTTTAGTTTCGTTCTATTATGTGAAGATGATATTGAACTTAGTAAAAATTTTGAAAAAAATTTTAAAAAGATTATTCAAGAACTAGTTAAAGCAAATAAAATGGATTGGGATATGCTCTATCTTGGTATCGGAGGATGTGCCGGAAATAAAGATATAAGTCTTTCCAAAACAAAAAAAACGCCTTATCTTTCCGACATTGCAAAACTAACAGAAGAGGAATTTTACGTTCATTCAAAAAATGATTTAAGATCATTTTGCTATGAGGACGATAAATACGGAGAAGTTACTGAAAATGTTGTTAGAGTTTACCGACCAGGTGGAACATGGTGTTACGCTGTTAGCTTGGAAGGTGCTAAAAAAATCGTTAAACGGTTAGAAAAACAACAATTTGTTCATATCGATCAATTTTATATTAAAAATGTTGAAAATGGAAAATTAAAAGCCTACGCCTGTAACCCCCCTCTTGTTATGCACGAAGAAGGAATGGCTCGTAATGATTCCGATATCCCGTGGGTTTACTAAAAAATTTAATATCAATTTTATAATACTAAATTATAAAATTTGAACTTTGATTGCTTCTTAGTTACCTGGCATTCTAGGACAAGATTGGTCACCCGGCCAATTGGCCTGCTGGCAGGAAGGTCTCCCTCTATCCCCAAGACCTACATAAAATCCCGCGTGATTGGCATTCGCCTCGGCGAGAGCCGGACGGTCAAATACCCCGGCTTGCATGTTTACAGGCTGGTTTACGGGAACCGCAACTTGACCAGCCGGATTTCTAACCGCATAATTTTGAGGTGGGGCTGGGCTATTTGTTGGACAACTCCGATTTTGAAGTGAAGAACATAAATTTCGCGAGGCGGCCGGGTAAGCATTATCAACGGTAAAATGATCTCTACCGTCGGTTATACCGCCGTGAGTTAAAGCATTATTTCCAAAATTAAGATTATCCACTAAAACTTTTTGGTTTGAAAGAGATGGGGTTCCTCCTGGTAAATTTGGTCCCATTACATAACCGGCCGGTGGGGTTAGATAATTTGCTAATGTACTATATTGTTGTTTCATTTTTATATGTATAAATATAATATTTTTAAAAGTATATTTTTTTAAATTCCAACAGTAATATATAATTTTTTATTTATTCGATCATAAACCATTTTTTGTAAAAAAAGTTCCTCTAAATCATAAAAATAAATTCCATAAATTCCATTCGTACAATTTCTAAATGGAAAATCACGACTGCGAAGTTCATATGGAAGCACAACTGCATCATATTCATACTGTATTAAACCGTCCCCCCCACATGAACCACACTTAAAAATTAAATCTCGACAATTCGGACATGTTCGTTTATTACAATCAATCCATTGATGTAAACATTCTTTGTGAAAACAATGGTCGCAGCTCAATACACATCCAGATT